ACTTCATCCCAAAACCCGTGCTGCACTGCCCCTTTGGCGTATGGGCTGGCACGTTTCCTGTCATTCGACAGATCATCAATTGGAGGTTCCATGACTGACCTCAAGATCGAACAGCGCCGCCAGGACTACCTCGAGTGGCTGTATCAGCAATCGGGCCGCACCTGCAGCACCTGCACCGGCCTTTACCAGGAGCGGCTGAAGGAGCTGGTTGAGTGGGACATGCAGGAGGCAGGACTGTGAGGGCTTTGATTGACACCGAGTACTTCCTCTATCGCTGCGCAGCCGGGTCAGAGCAGGAGGCGCAGTGGAGCCCAGACGTCTGGACCTATGTGTGTCGTCACGATGACGCCAAAGAGGCCTTCGACAACCGCATCGCAGAGTTCATGGCCACGCTGGTGGGATATCAGCCGGTGCTGGTCTTTGGTGACCGGACCTCCTTCCGCAAAGGCCTGTGGCCCAAGTACAAGGAGAACCGCCGCACCATGCGCAGGCCGGCAGGCTATGGCGCCCTGATGGAGTGGGTGATGACCACGGCCGCCGCTAGGGGCTGGGACATTGCCCGGTTCCCTGAGGTGGAGGGGGACGACGCCCTGGGCATCAGCTACCAGGAGGGCGATGTGATCGTCAGCCAAGACAAGGACATGCTCACCCTTCCCGGCGAGCATCTGCGCGATGGCGAGCGGATGTCTGTGAGTGAAAGGGAGGCTGATCTTGCCTTCTATGCCCAGGCACTCACGGGCGATGCAAGCGACAACTATCCCGGCTGTCCAAAGATCGGGGCGGTGACAGCCAAGAAGCTGCTCGCAGGCTGTATCTCACATGTGGAGATGTGGTCCAAGGTGCTCGCGGCTTACGAGAAAGCAGGGTTTGACCAGCGTTATGCGATCACCCAGGCCCGCTGTGCTCGAATACTCCGCGCTGGTGAATACGACTTTGATCGTGGTATTCCGCTTCTGTGGAATCCACCGGTAGCCTGAGGGCAGACACTCTCCAGCTGTGCTAAAGCCCAGACTCACGCCTGAGCTACTGACGTGGCTGGAGGCCCATTTCCCCGATCGGATGGTGGACCCAGATACAAGCGATCGCCACGTCTGGGTGAAGTCCGGCCAGGTGTCGGTCGTCCGCTTCCTGAAGCAGACCTACGAGGAACAAGAAACCGAAGGCTTCGACATGGAGGGACTCTGATGTGTGGTGGTGCTCCTAAGGCCCCTGAGGCCCCTAAACCCAAACGGGCCAAGATCAAGCAGCCAAAGATGCACGCGGCTGAGGCGGCGCAGCGGATGATGACCAAGGCGGTCAGGCAGCTGCAAAAGCCGGATACGGCTTTGGCCATGGCCCAGATGGACCTGCAGCAGAGCGACAAGGATCTCTCTCGCACGATCGAGCAGGTTCGTGATCTGAAGCTCGAACTGGCCAGTAATCAATCAGCGCTGTCAGAGCAGGCAATGCAGATGTCGGCGCTGATGGGGGCGCCGCCTCCTGAGCCTTCGGCAAAGCCACCGGTCGTCGGCCGGGACCGCGAGGACACCAGCACTCGCCGGCGCGGTCGTTCAAACCTCCGGGTTGACCGTGTGACAGCAAGTGGCTCAGCCCCTGGCGCTGGTCTTTCCATCACCTGAGGACACCACCATGGCCAACAAAAAGAAGCAGAAAAAGCAAAAGCAGGCCGTCAAGCAGGCCGTCAAGGACGCGGGCAAGAAGGTCAGCGTCAAGGAGTACAACCAGATCTTGAAGATCGCTGGCAACGCCACGTCTGCCGCCAAGGCGATCGCCAACTCTGGTGCGGTCATCAAGCCCGCGACGCAGCAAGCAATCAACCAGAGCATTGTCCCCACCTACGACACCAGTACCTATGGCGGTGCTGGCCTGGGGATGAGGGATGTCAACTATTTGACATCGCTTGGCGTTGACAAGGCTGGCATCAAGGATGCCGCGAAAGCAGCGCCGCGTGTCACAAGTAATGTCTACAACAACTACAAGACCGGCGTCACCAAGGAGATGCTGGACATCCAGGACTGGGTTGCATCGGTTGAGACCCAGAACCAGGATTTGATCAATGCAATCAACCAGCAGACAGTCAATAACCAGACCGACAATACCGACTGGATCAATCAGATCAACACGCTCACCAGCGCGATTGCGACCGCCCAGCAGCAGCAGCAACAACTGCAGGGCCCTCAGGGCGCCTATGCGGTGGTGACCAGTCAGAACGCGCCCGCTGCTGGCGCCAAGACCACCAGTGCAATCACCCCTCGCCGCAAGCCCAACCGCAACCCACTGTCGATCAGTCCGGCGATGAGCTCGTCGGCTGGCGCTGGGTTGAACATCGCTGCCTGATGCTATGAACGCCGAACAGACCTACCGCCGCCTGGTCGGCAATGGCCGCGACTGGTATCTCGATCGGGCCCGTCAAGCCAGCCGGCTGACGGTGCCCTACCTGATCCCAAATACCGCAGAGCCAACGGCTCATCACCAGGAGTCGTTCCCCCTCCCGTGGAATGGCATTGGGGCTCGTGGTGTGCACAACCTGGCCAGCCGTTTGCTGCTGGCGATCCTGCCGCCGACCCAGAGCTTCTTCCGCTTCACGATCGATGACGTGGAGATGCAGAAGCAGGAAGAGCAGATGGTGAACATGGGGGCCACCCCTCAGGACATCGCCAAGACCAAGAGCGAGATTGAGCTTGGCTTGGCACGGCTCGAGCGCTCAGTGCTGCGAAGCATCGAGGCATCGAATGACCGCGTGGTGATGCACGAGGCGTTGATGCACCTGTTGGTGGCCGGCAACGCTCTGCTCTACATCGCTGAAGACGGGCTGAAGTGCTACCACCTCAACCGCTATGCGTTGAGCCGCGACCCGATGGGTAGCCCCCAGGAGGCCGTGGTCTGCGAAGAGGTGTCGATCGAGAGCCTGCCCTCTGCGGTGCGTGAGGCGCTGAAGGGGGAAGAGGAAAGCGAACTGCGCGGCATCGTCGAGGCCAGCCCGCTGTCCCAAGTGGACAAGACCGTGAAGGTCTTTACCTGGATTAAGTGGGAGGACGGCCGCGTCAAATGGCACCAGGAGATCAAGGGCAAGGAGATCGAGGGCTCGTCTGGCAGCGCCAGCAGCAGCCGGTCTCCTTGGCTGCCACTACGCATGATTCGCGTGGATGGCTCTGATTACGGCCCGGGCTATGTCGAGTCGGCCTGCATCGCTGATCTGCAGACCGCGGAGGCCCTGAACCAGGCTGTGGCTGAAGGTGCGCTGGTGTCGGCGCAGGTGCGCCATCTAGTGAAGCCATCGGCGGTGGTGAACGCCAAGCAGCTGGCAGAGGCCCCCAACGGCGCCTACCTGCCCGGCAACCCTGACGATGTGTTCACCGTTCAGGTCCAGAAGGGCAGCGATCTGAACGTGGCTGTGGCCACGCTGCAGCGCATCGAGATGCGGCTGGCCCAGGCCTTCATGCTCGCCGACATGCGAGACGCGGAACGAGTGACCGCGGAAGAGGTCCGCCTGCAGGCATTGCAGCTGGAACAGGCCATCGGCTCTATTTATGCCCAGCTGACGGTTGAGCTGCAGGCCCCTTACATCTCACGCAAGCTCGATCTGTTCATGCGTGGCGGCGGCATGGGCCAGCTGCCGGAGGGTCTGGTGACACCGGTGGTGTCTGTAGGCCTGGCCGCTGTTGGCCGCGGGAACGACCTCGAGCAGACCGCTCGCTTCATGACGATCCTTCAGCAGACGCTGGGGCCTGATGGCATCACCACCTACGTCAACAGCTCTGAGCTGATCAAGCGCCTGGCTGCGGCGATGGGCCTCGACATCATCGGCCTGGTCAAAACGGAAGACGAGCTTGCTGCTGAACAGCAGCAGGCCCAGCAGATGGCCATGGCGCAACAGGCCATGGCTGCTGGCATGGCCGACCCACAGAAGGTGGCCAACGCTGCTGCGATCGAGCAGGAGATGGCCAGCGCACAAGACCCTGAACTTCAACCCCAATGACCGACTCCACCTTCAGCCCCGCACCGGTGATGGGCATCACCAGTGATGTCTCCCCCAGCGGTTTGGTTGCACCTGGCCAGGAAGAGCTGGCAGCCGAGTTTCTGCGTGAGCAGGAGAGCGGTGAGCTCACGCCTGAGGGTGACACTGGCGCACAGCAGGAAGAGCAGGAACTGCTGCTGGGCAAGTTCCGCTCGCAGGAAGACCTCGCTCGTGCTTACCAGGAGCTCGAGCGCAAGCTGGGCCGCGGCGAGCAGGTCGAGGATGAGAGCGAGATTGAGATCCCGGACTATTCGCGGGATGAATCGCTCAAGCAATACGGCGAGCTGCTGACCGACAAGTTTGAGGAAGCGGGCGTCAACCCGTTCGAGATGGCAGCCCGCTTTGAAGCTGGTGAGGATCTGAGCGGCTACGTCGACAAGCTCGAGGGTGCCGGCATCCCCCGGCCTGTGATCGAGCAGTACCTCTCCAATGCAGCGGGCGACGAACAACCGGCGGCGGAGTTCGAGGCGCTATCTGAGCAGGAGGTTGACGAGTTCAAGACTCAGGTGGGCGGCGCTGAGGCCTTCCAGGAGCTGACCGATTGGGCCAAGCAGAACCTGACCGAAGCCGAGCTGGCCTCCTACAACCAGGTGGTGGATAGCGGTAACCGCCAGGCCATCTTCTGGGCCCTGCGTTCAATGTCCATGCAGGCTGCGATCAGCAAACGGGCAGGCAAGCCAGCGACTCAGGCTCGTGAGCCAAAGCTGATCGGCGGCAGCACACCCAGCGATGGGATGGCCTTCGAGAGCATGGGTCAAGTGCTGGAAGCAATGCAGAAGCGCAACAGTCTGGGGCAGGTGCTTTACGAGACCGACGATGCCTATCGGGCAAAGGTGGATTCGATGGTCGCCCGCAGCGATTTCTTCTAGTAGTTTCAGATCAGGACTAGCGAGATTCGACCGCCAAGGAATGGCCCCTGCGGGGACAACCGGACTGCAGCCGTCGTTGATCAAGGTCTACATCTGAACTGTCATGGCACCAGCCACACCCCCTACTGCAACGCTTCAGCGCCTAGGCCAGATCAAAGGCACAGGTGATGACCGCGCCCTATTCCTCAAGTTGGGAATTGCGGAGGTCATTGGAGCGATGGAGACCAACTGCGTCTTCAAAGGCAAGCTCAAAGAACGCAACATCAAAGGCGGCAAAAGTGCCGCCTTCCCTGTGGCAGGCAAAATGTCTGCCCGTTACCACACTCCTGGCGAGCCCATCCTGGGCCAAGGCAACGAGCCGAGCGACCTCAACGAGGTGATCATCAACCTCGACGGGCTTCTGATCGCGGACACCGTGATCTATGAGCTCGACGAGCTGATGAGCTACTGGCCCGTGCGCCAGGAGTACACCAAGCAGCTGGGCCTGGCCCTGGCCTACGAGTGGGACAAGCGTGCCGCTCGCGTGATCTATGGCGCCGCCAAGAGCGCCACAGAGCCCCTGGCACTGGCCAAGAACCAGCCTCGCACCGGCGCTGGCCTCACCCTGAGTGCTGGCTATGCCGCGGCCACCGTGCAGGCCAAAGGTGATGAACTCGTCCAGAAGATCTTCGATGCCCGTGTGGCACTCGAGCAGAAGGATGTGGGCATCAACGGCATGTATGGAGTCTTCTCCCCTGAGGAGTACTTCTACATTTCCCAGTCCAGCCGTGCGATCAACACCGACTTCAACGGTGGTGGTGGCGGCAACGGCACGATCGCTGATGGTCGCACCATGAGTGTGGCCGGCATCCCGCTGTTCATGAGCAATCATGTGACGCAGCCGGCTTACACCAACGTCTCCGGAGACAAGAACACTGCCTACCAGCAGAATCTGTCGAAGTGCGTGGGCATGATCTTCTCACGTGACTGCGCCGGCGTGCTGACCCTCAAGCAGCCCTCGCTGCAGATGACCTCTGGCGACTTCAACATCGAGTACCAGGGAACATTGCTTTTGGCGCGCATGAGTGTCGGCATGGGAACCCTGCGCCAAGAAGCTGCTGTTGTGATCGAAAAGCCGTAGGCTTCAGCGGGAGAGCGGCTCCTGCGCAACAGTGGAGAACGGGGAGGGCTTATGGCCCTCCTTTTTCATGCCCCGTACCATGAGAAGTGCACTAGTGCATACGTCATGGGTCTGCAGTACGAGGGGGTCACGCCAGGCAGGACCACCCTGCTGGAGGCAGTGAATGTGGCGCTGGCCTGCATCGGCGAACAGCCGGTGAACAGCCTTGAGGGCCAGCAGGTTGGCGAAGTGTGGATGGCCCAGCAGACGCTGCTGGAGTTCCACAAGGAAGGCCAGTCGCGTGGCTGGAGCTGGAACATGGAGTACGAGTACCCCTTCTCCCGCGACGAGACGACCAATCAGATCACGATTCCAGAGAACGTGATCTCCTTCAGCCTCGATCCGTATCGGTGGAACGGACGGTTTCAGCTGCGCGGATTGCGGGTCTACGACCGGGTGAAGCGCAGTTATCAGATCGAAGACGGCATCAGTCCACTGCACGCGGATGTGACGTGGCTGCTGGCCTGGGATGAATCGCCGGAGGTGTTTAACCGCTGGATCACCATCCGCGCCGCACGGGTGTTCTCCGATCGCGTGCTCGGTTCAGACCAGGTGTTCAAGTTCACCTCGCTGGATGAGCAGCAGGCCCTGGTGGAGCTGAACCGGGTTGAGTTCGATCAGCACCAGCCCAACAGCATCACCGGTGGCCGCGGCCTGCGGCCCTTCCCGACGTATCAGGCGGGCTTTGGCCTGCTCGATCGCCGCATGGCTGGGGGAACGCACCTTGGCTGAGCTCTACAGCTACGCCATTCCGAACCTGATCCAGGGGATCAGCCAGCAACCGGATTCGCAGCGTGATCCATCGCAGGGCGAGATCCAGATCAATGGGATGTCAAGCATCGCCGAAGGCCTGCGGAAGCGTGACGGCACCAACACGCTTGCCAAGGTGAGCGATACAGATTTTGGCGATGCGTATTTTCACTCATTGCTACGTGACGACAACGAGGAATACCTGGCGGTGATTACCAAGACCGCGATCAAGGTGTTTGATCTGGCGGGCAACGAGAAGACGGTCAGCGCCCCTGATGGCTATGGCTACCTGTCGACCATCACCGATGCCCGCAGCCAGATCAGGGCCACCACGATTGCGGATTACACCTGGATCCTGAACACGCTGAAGGCCCCAGAGATGGACCCAGCGCTGAGCCCAGTGACGCCGCGGCCTGCGACGCATGAAGCCCTGATCTGGGTCAAGGCGGCCAATTACGGCCAGAAGTACAGCGTGACGCTGAACGGCACCACGGTGGATGTGACCACTGCAACGGCAGCCGTGATCGTGGCCGGCTCGACGGTGACGGAGGTCAAGATCAGCGCAGCTGAGATCGCGGAGAACATCAAGACCGGCCTCGCTGGTGTGAGCGGGGTGACGATCGACCAGTCGGGTTCGGTGCTGCACCTGAAGAGCAGCAGCCCGATGACGATCAAGGCCACGGATGCCCGGGCCAACTCGGACATCACGGCGATCACCAACAGCGTGCAGGCCTTCACTGAGCTGCCGACGATCGGCCCAGTTGGCTACCAGGTGGAAATCGATGGCGACCCTGGCAACAAGTGGGACGGCTACTACGTGGAGTTCCGCCCACGGGAGGGCCTGGGCACCTTTGGTGAGGGTGCCTGGGTGGAGACGGTGGCGCCGGGCACCCAGTACAAGATCAAGCCCAGCACCATGCCTCATGCGCTGGTGCGGCTGCCGGATGGCACCTTCTACTTCGGCCCGGTGGATGGCCGCACGGTGGGCACCATCACCCTGCCGAAGTGGGGTGATCGCACCTGCGGTGATTACGACACGGTGGTGGATCCGAGCTTTGTCGGGAAGCCGATCAACGATGTGTTCGTCTATCGCAACCGCCTAGGCCTGCTGGCGGATGAGGCGGTGGTGCTGAGCCGCTCTGGGGAGTTCTTCCAGTTTTTCCCGGAAACAGCCACCACGATCCTGGATTCCGATCCGATCGACATCTCAGCCAGCAACAACCGGATTTCGGTGCTGCGCTACGCGGTGCCGTACCAAGACGAGCTGATCATCTTCAGCTCCCAGAGCCAGTTCCGACTGAGTAGCGGTGATCAGCCGCTGACCTCGCAGACCTCGCGGCTCACGGTGCTGACCCAGTACGAGGCCGATACGGGGCTGCGGCCCAGCCAGGTGGGCAGCGGTGTGTTCTTCGCCCAAGAGAACGGCGTGTGGAGTCGCTTCCGGGAGTTTGCCGTGGTGGGCAGTGGCAGCGGTGTGGTGGCCAATGCGGCTGACATCAGCGACCACGTGAGCGCCTATGTGCCGTCGGGCATCTTCAAGATGGCGGCGAATGACACGGGCAACGCGATCTTCTTCATCTCGGGCCGGACGGGCTACGAGAACAGGATCTACGTCTACAAGTTCTTCAACCGCAGCGATGGCCAGACGGCTCAGAGGGTGCAGGCCAGCTGGAGTTACTGGGACTTCGCCGGTTGCGACAAGGTGCTCTCGATTCTGTGTGTCAGAGAACAGCTGTTCTGCCTGATGCAGTACGGCACCAAGGTCTACCTCGAGGTGATCTCTGTTCTCGATCGCCTATCCGAGGAGACCGGTACGCCCTACCCAATGCTGCTGGATCGGCGGGTGAGCAACACCAACGTCACCAGCGCACCGATGCGCATGGCGGATGGTGTTTACAACGCCGCAACAGAGACGACCACCTGGACGTTGCCTTACATCGCTGATACCACAACCCAGCTGTGGTCGGGTTACAGCACCACGCCCGGCCGGAAGATGGGTGGCGTGCTGCTGGCCACGATCAACAGCGGAACCACGTTCACCACACGCGGTGACTGGAGCAACGCCGATGTATTCGCGGGTGTGCCGTATCAGTTCCGCTATCGCTTCAGCCGCTTCAAGGTGATGAAGGAGGTGGGCACAGGCAAGACCGCCAGCAACACGGTTCGTACCCAAGTGCGATCAGCCAAGCTCCGCTACCACGAGAGCGGTTACTTCCAGGTCACGGTGAGCCCAGAGCACCGGCCGACAGCCACATACACCTACGACGGCACGATCATCGCCACCCGTGGCTCAACCATCGGCACAGCGCCCAATGAAGACAGCGATGCCGGTCGTTACTACGAGGGTGTGTTCAGCGTGCCGATCGCAAGTCGCGGTGAGCAGTGCATCGTCGAGGTGGTCAACTCGACGCCGCTGCCGTGCAAGTTCTCCACGTGTGAGTGGACTGCACTACTGAGCACTAACAGCAAATCGCTATGAAATGGGCCGCCGCGACTGAGGAGAGGGTGAAGTACGTGGCAAAGCGGCTGCGTGTTTCAGATCGGCAGGAGGTGCAGCTCAGCCACGGGATTGATCCCTATCTGGTGACAGTGAACAGCTGGGCCAGCAGTGAGATCTGCCAGGCCATCGTGGACCACAAGGGCGTCCCCCTGGGGCTGACAGGGCTGGACGGTGATCTGATCTGGCTGCTGGGCACCGATGAATTGACGGCAACGCGGCTTAGACGTATGCAGCTGTGCAGAGAAGCGGAAGAATGGGTGCAGCATTGCCTCAAGCGAGTGGATGGTCCGATCGGCAACTACGTCTTTGCGAAGAACGCCGAGTCGATCCGCTGGCTGCAGCGGATTGGGTTCACGGTGTTTGACCCTGAGCCCTATGGGCCAAGCGGTGCTCTGTTCTGCCCGTTCTGGAGGATGAGCTGATGGATCCCATCTCCCTTGGTATCACAGCTGTTACAACTGGCCTGAGCATCTTTGGTGCGAATCAGCAGCGTGCAGCGGAGGATGCAGCCGAGGCTGCGGCCTATGCGCAGGAGCTGCAGAACTACAAAGACGCCAAGCGATTCCAAAAGGCGAATGATCGCTTCGCTAAGTGGCAATCAAAGTTTAATGCCAAGCTGAGCAATACCAATTCGAAGTATCAATACTGGGCTCAGACGGTCAACTACAACCAGCAAAAGTCATACGTTAATTCTCTCAGAAATTACGAGACGATTCGCGCCATCCGTCAAGCGGAAACGGTTGCCGAAACAAGGGCTAACGCAATGGCGTCCTACATCGGCGACAGCCAAGCGATCTCCAACGCCTACCAAGAAGCCGACATTCAGGATGCCTATGGCCGGATGCAGTATCGCTGGCGTGCGTTGCAGGCCAGGGCATCCGTGCAAACGCTTGAGCAGGAGGGTAATTCTGTTGATCGCATCATCAACGATTACTCCCGGCAGCTGGGTGATTACGAGACGCTGCAGAACATCAATGCAGGGCTAAGGAAGCGTCAGTACACACGTGAACAGGCAGCGCAAGTAGCTCAATACATCAGTCGGTACAACAGCCAGAAGTTTTACGACGAGCAGCCCTACATGGATCCGCTGCCGCCGTTGGCGCCACTACCCACCTTGGTAATGCCGCAGCCGCCATCAATGACCGGTGCTGGCCCCACCAAGCCAAACGGTGCGGCCTATGGCCTGAACATCGCCACTGATGTTCTTAACGGCATCCAGTCCGGCATCAGCACCTTCCAGGGGCTGAAGGGACTGAACACCCCAAGCGGCGGCGGTAGTGGCACCGGCAGCGGCTTGACCGGTTTCGATCTGGCCTCCCGGGGCATCAACTTGCTGAACTGACATGGCAGAGCGTCTTCCCTTCGGCCAGGTCACGCCTGTCGCCCGACCCCTCGATACCTACATCCAGCCAGCGGCGCAGCAGAACGTGCCGAAGCCTGCTGCGCCATCTGAGATCCAGGTAACCAGTGGTCTTCGTGCGATCAATACGGGCAACGGAGGAAACATCGGCAGCCAGGCCGACCCCGGCCGCAATCTGCGAGCGGTTGCTCAAGCCCTGACTCCCTTTAACCGGGCGCTGACGACCAGCCTTACCGGTGGGGCAATGATGCTGAAAACACAGCAGATCGACGCCGGCTACACCGAGGCGCAGAACGAATACGCCAAGGCGCAGCTAATCCTGCAGCAGCAGAGTGAGGTGTCTGCCACCAACGCTGCCAGTCAGATCACCCAACTGGAAAGGGTTGATCCTGTGGCTGCAATTCTGCTGAAGGATGCCAACCCTTGGAAGCAGATTGGCCGCCGTCGTGCGATCGCTCAGATCGCTGGCAACGATGTGAACTCAGCGCTGTCTACCGCCCTATCGCAGGGCTTTGGCCAGTTGGCTGGACTTCCGCCAGGCAGTGGCGAGCTGATGAAGGTGCGGGTGGATGTCACCAGCCAGATCATGCAGCGCTACGGGTTGAATGAAGACATGCCTGAGGTGGCGCAGTACTTCACGCCGCAGATGACACGGGCGTGGGACAAGTTCGCCACCAGGCACGAGCAGGCCTACAACGACCAGCTGGAGGCCAGCACCACAGCCACCGGCATCGCCGCGATGGGTTCTGGGCTGCAGTCGCTCTACGAGAACGGCATCCCCTTCAACGGTGCGCAGGTGATGCCTGGGGATCCGATGTGGCCCCAGTTGGCAGGGCTGATGCTGACGCAGGAGATGGATAAGCAGTTGCAGATGCTGGGCGGTTCATCGCGCGTGAAATCCGCCAAGGAGATGCGCGAGCAGCTGATGGGCAGCTTTGGCCAGGTGCCGGGGATGGCCGAGGCGTTGACGTTTGTGCGTGGTGGCGATCCGTCAGTGCCGATGGAGAAGCGGCCGACATGGGGTGCCAGCAGCCCGCTGGACATGATCGAGTTGAAGAACCGAGGCAATGAAGCCCGGATCAAGGACTACGAGCTGGGGCAGCAGGGGATCGAGCAGAGGCTCGACTCGCTCTGGTATCAGTCCGGCAGCCCAGGTGCATTGCTGCCTTCAGACCCTGGCTATCCAGCAGCACTGATCAACTTCCGCAATCAGGCCGCGGCCCTGGGGTATCGGGACGTGGACAGCTACTTGAGCAACCGGATGAGTTCCACATCTTCTGTGCTCGAAGAGGCGTATCGGCCCGATCCGTTGGCCAGTCAAGACTTCCTGAACACGATCGAAGATGCACCTCCTTCGACGTTCTCCTCTCCGGCAGGTCTGAAAGCGCTGCGTGAGCAGGCTGCAGCTGCTGCTCGAGCAGAGCCCACCCCTGCGCTGCAGGCTGAGCGCTACCGCGAATACAACGAGGCGATCGAGCGCAAGCGCCAACAGGCCGAGGAGTTCACCCCTGGGGTAAAACAGCAGGTGGACCAGGCCCTGCTGCAGGATCTGGCGCTGCCGGCCGTGAAGTCCCTGGCGGACCAGGGCAAGCCTGGCGGCAGCAGCATGATGCAAGCGCTGATCCAGCAAGGTGCCGATCCAGCTTCTGCAGCTGCGAGTGCGTTTGGTTCCAGCAACGTGGTGGCGTTCACCAACGGTGTGCAGAACCTCTACCTGCGGGCGGCAGAGGATGCGCTGAACCAGTGGCGGGAGGACAACCCAGGCCGCGCGATGAGCCCGGCGGCCAAGAACCGGATTGTGAGCCAGGCCGTAGCCGATGCTCGCAAAAGCAAGGACTATGCCGACTTCTACTCGACGTTGACGGGCAAGCAGCCTGGGCAGGTTGGCCCAGGCACGGTTGGCCCAGGGCCCAGCCAGGGCACGCAGCCTGGTCCTCAGTCGCGGGGTGTGCCAAAGGCAGGGTCTGGCTCACTGCCCGACAGCACAGTGAAGGCCTATGCGGCCCGGCCAGTACTTGATGGGAGTTGGCTGCACAGCGAGCTGAGCAACGTCGCCAATGGCAAGCCGGTCAGTGCCGAGCTCTACCAGATGGCCAAGCGGGCCAACACCAGCACCAACCGCTATCTGCTCGAACAGCTGCGGTTCTACCCCCAGCTAGACCCGCAAGGCGATGCGCGTCGCTTCCTCGAGGGCCAGCTGCGTAAGCAGCAACAGGGACAGCAAGTGTCGAGCGCCAACTATCGCGGGGCCACTGGTGGGCTGGCGATGGTGCCCACCGGGTACAACCCCCTGGCGCCAGGCAGCTGGCTGATGAACCTGCTGATGCCACCGGCTGCTGCGGCGACGTTGCCTTCACCATTGATTGCGCCTGCCACTTCTGGTGCCGGTGGCAGCGGTGGTGGAGCCCAGCCAACCGGAAGTGTTGGGGCGTTTCGTGCCGCGATCATCGGCAAAGAGTCAGGCGGCAATTACAACGCCGTGAACCCAGATTCCGGAGCTCTCGGCATTGGTCAAGTGATGCCTGACAACGTCGGTCCATGGACGCAAAAGTACCTGGGCCGTCGTCTGACGCCACAGCAGTTCTTGCGTGATCGCAATGCGCAGGACGCAGTTGTTAATGGCCGTTTCAGAGACATGCTCGCTGATCAACAGAAGGCCGGATTTACGGGCGAGAAGGCGATTCGGCGAGCGGCGGCAGTTTGGTACTCAGGTCAATCAAAACTTTGGAACGACACTAAACCTCAATACAGCAATGGCCGGCGCTATCCGTCCATTGCCGAATACACCAAGGCGATTTGGGACGCCTATCGGAGGTACTGACCCATGCCTAAGTTCAACCTTGCGCCACTGCCCCAGGACCTAGCTCCAGCATGGCCTCCCGCCCCACAGCAGAGGCCCAGCGCTGGCCAGGCCAGAGAGATTGGTAACCGTCGCATTGAGCAGGGCGCTGCATCGGTCCCTGTGGTCGGTGGGCTATTGAAGCCCCTTGTTCAGTTCGGCAATGCGCTGGCCTCCCCTGACACCAAGATCGGCATCTTTACCGGCCCGGCGAATGGCATCAGCAAGCTAGGCAATGCCGTTGGCGATCTCATTCAGCGTAAGCCGATTGATGTCAGCGATGCTTGGACGATCAGCGATAAAGCGGCCCGGCAGATTAACCCTTTCCGTATTGGCTCTGGCGGCCAGTACGTGGGGGCATCAGATCAGGCAGGCCTTGAGCTTGGTGAGGCGATCGGCGCTGAGATGGTGGGCGGCGGTTTGATCCGTGGCATCCAGGCTGTGGGAACGGTCAAAGCTGCGGCTGATGCACTGCGCCGCACGCAGCAGGTGAAGCGGTTGGCGGTAGCGGCCAAAGTCAGCGCGCCCGTGAGGGCAGGCGTGACCGTGGCGGGCAACGTCGCTGAGGCCGTGACCAGCACCACTGCTGCTGCGTTGTTCCTTGACGCAGAGGACGGGAACCTGGCCAACTTGGGCGATGCCCTTGGCATGAACCTGCCCGGCCGGGTGGACGGCAACGACAACTACCTGCAGGCCCTGGGCAAGAGCCTGTTCGTGGAGGGCCTCGCAGCCCCCCTGGCGTTGATGGGTGCCGGCGCACTGATCCCCCCGATCAGGAAGGGCCTGGCTGAAGGCGGATCGGCCTGGCTCGACGAGCTGGCCAACGCCGAGCTGGCCCCTTATGTGCCCGGCGACCTCCCGACTGCGTTGCCCCCGGCCGCGGCGGCCGACCTGGTGGACACCGGCAACCGTTCGCTGCCGGCCTTTGGCCAGAGCAGTGCCAACTACGGCGAGCTGTTCCAGCAGATGGAGGCCCCGCCGGCTCAGTACGGCTACGACTCTGCGATCGGCCGTGCGCTGCAGGAGCAGACCCAGATCCGGCAGGTGGCTGAGCAGCGTCAACGGCTGCAGGGCATGGGCCTGGTGCAGCAGGGCGAGGGCGGTCAGCTCGAGCTCAGCATGGGCGGCGCTGTTGATCCAGAGATCCGCCTGCAGATCCGCCAGCTGCAGACGCAGCGTGGCCAGCTGATCAAGCAAGGCATGGACTCTGGCGAGGACATGACCGAACAGCTCGGTCAGATCGATCAGGCGATCGGCGATCTGATCCAGCAGGGCAATGCGCAGGACTTCATGCCCGGCGAACGGCCCTACCAGCCAGAGCTAGACATGCCCGATGGCCGGCCAGAGCTGGACACCTATCTGGCCAACCTGGATGAGCTGAGTGATGCCGAGCTGCGGCAGATCCACAGCCGGGTGTATCAGCAGCAGAACGCAGAGCGCACCGCGCAGGAACTGACGGCCACCCAGACCCAACTGGATGAACTGAACCAGCGGGTGGTGGACATCCAAGCCAGGGCAGAAGCCGGGGAGATCACCCCGACTGGTGCCAAGCGGATGACCACCAAGGCGCAGAAGGAGATCGAGGTTGTGCAGCAGCAGCTGCGTGCGATCGAGGGCCGCCAGCGCGTGCCCGAATCCCTGGTGGGTGATCAGCTGCAGCTGCGCATTGAACAGCAGGGCCAGCTGGATCTGGATGCACCGGTGCAGCTGCCGCCGTTTGAGGCGATCACCCGCACCGCCAGTGAGTACGGCTACCGCTCACCGGAGGAGTACCGCGCTGCGCTGCAGGGCTGGAACCGTGATCAGCTGCGCCGGCTGGCCATGCCTGATTCCAGCCCTGAGGTGGCTGCGCTGGTGAAGGCCAACACCGGCCGCCGCGTGTGGTCGGCCAAGAAGCAAGACATCATCGATGCCCTGGTGCAGCTCAGCGAGCGCCGCGGCCGCTACCTGCCGCCTGAGGCAGAGCAGCTGGCGATGGAGCTGAAGGCCAACCAGTTCGGTGATGCAGCACCGCTGTTTGATCGGCCGGCTGATCTGGCGGTGCCCGGCATGAACCGGGTGCTGGATGCCGATGGCAACGAGGTTGCTGTCCCGATGACGGATTACAGCGGCCGCGGCATGGATGCCGAGACCCGCGAGCGCCTAAAGGGAGAGATCCTGCAGCGTGCGATCGACAACGGTGAAGTACAGCCGCCATTCAGCCCACTGCCTGAGCGGCCCCGCACCAGCTTCAAGCAGGCCTCAATGGTGGATCAGATGTTTGCTGACCCCACCGGCCAGCTGCCGCTGATGTTTGCCAACGATCAGCTGCCCACCTACAAGGCTGGCGGCAAAGCGGCTGATGCCTTGATCGAGGAGCTGCGTCTGCGCTTCGAGTACAAGGCCCTGGACGACGCTGCGCAGCAGGCCCAGCGGGAAGCCTTCCTGGCGGAGAAAGGCTGGAACACGATGACGTGGGAGGAGAAGAAAAAGCTCGGCATCTTGAGCGAAGGCTTCTACAGCCTCGACCCCTATTCCGAGCGGTTCCAATCACCAACGCCTGCTGCTCGATCTGATCTGGGCATGGAGCCGGTGGCGCCCCGCAAGCCGAATCAATACCGGCTCACCTTCGATGAGAAGGGCAATGCGAGGTTGGCCGAAGAACCCAAGGCACCAGCCAAGGGCCAGGCCAAGCCAACACCACAAGAGGTGAAGGCACAGAAGCAGGCTGCGGCTGCGGCCAAGCGTGAACTGAAGAACCAAGCCAAGAGCCAGACCACAGCTCTGGACAAACAAGAGGCAGCCATTAGGAAGAGGCTGGATGAACTGACCCGTCAATCCAAAGGAGCAAGTTGCTGATGACCAGCTGCAACGACATCAACTCTGAGATCAAAGAACTCGAGGCGCAGCTGGAGGCCATTGCTTCCACCCGCCGCGGCATCGAAGCCAAGGCTGGGTTGGCGGATGGCCAGCCACCGAAGAAGCCCAAGGTGCTGCGCACCTACACCGGCGATGAGGTGACGGTGGATCCAGGTGAATGGATCACGCAAGCCGAGCTCGATGCCGCACGGATGGGCGATGAGACGGTGATCCAGATGGTGCAGGCCGGCTTCGATGGCAGGCGGGCACCGAAGGGTCGCACCGGGCGGATGGTGAACTACGCCCAGATCTCACCAGACGATCAGAACATCGCCGCCCTGCTCGAGATCATGGGCCTCAAGCGGGCCACGTCAGAGAAGGGCCTTCAGCTGCGGCGTCCGTTCACCAATCAGGTGGCCTCCCGTGCGCTGCTGCAGATGGCGCAGGCGGCAGGGGCTGACCCGCGCAAGGCGGCTGAGCTGCTGAAGCGCCGGGTGGCGGGGATCGACAACCTGCCCAGCGCCGTTTATGGCGTGGCCAAGGCCCGCTGGGATTCCGCCATCCAGTACAGCGATGCCCTCGACGAGCTTGCTGATGCGATGGACGGCGGCTACCTCACTGACGAGATCAAGACACAGGCCGGCAACGCTGCGAAGTGGGCGCACTTCTACGAGCAGCTCGATGCTCAGGTGCGGCGGCGTGTGGGCCAGGCCCTGAAGTCTTTGCAGTTCAACAGCAGCGATGAGATCCCTTTCTTCGATGTGCAGAAGGAGATCGGCAAGCTCACGATTGATGAGGTGAACGGCAATTCGCTGGTGGCCGACATGCTGAAGTTGACGGCTGATGGCAATGCCAAGGAGCTGCGGCGCCGGGCAGCAGCCAAGCGGCTGGCGACGATGAACGGCGGGGAGGTGAACCGCAAGGGGTTCATGGCCGAGCTGGAGATCTTGAACACGCTGCGGCGGGCCAACCTCCTGTCGTCGGTGTCCACCTGGGCGGTGCGCAACCCGGTCAGCGGTGCCTTGGTGCAGGCGGTCTACATGAGTGAAGACGTGGTTTCCGGCGTGGTGCGTGGCATGGCCAAGAACGGCCTGAAGCCTGGCGTTGCTGATGGCCTGCAGGCCGCAGGCTATGCAGCTCGCGCATGGAACAGTGCCTGGGGCATGGCCTGGGGCAATGCCTCTGAATCCTTGCTCAAGGGCAAGGGGACGATGGGTGATGAGAACCTGAAGTACATCACCAAGGGGGTGTATGAATCCCCGAAGGAATACATCAATGCCACGCTCACGACCAAGTGGGATGAGCTGTTCTCCGCCCGCAGTTTCAACCCAATGAACACGGGTGAGACGGCATTGAAGATGCTGAACATCCTTAATGCTGGCGCGTGGAAGGTGTTGGGCGAGGGCGTTGAGCGGATGACCGGTAGCGACTTCGGCTACCTCGCTCCCTTCCGTCTGCTCAATGCTGGTGACGAGTTCATGCGAACACAGTCCTACGTGTGGAAGGCAAACCATGAGGCCTTTCTGCGTGCCGCCGATGAAGGCCGGGCCCAGGGCATGGATGCCCGCTGGATCGAGCAGCGTGCCGACGAGCTAGCGAAGAACACGATCTTCGATGGTGTCTTTACTGACGATGATCTGATCGAGTTCCGCCGCACACGCAACGAGCAATACGGCATCCCTGCTGGCGATGAGATCGAAGACGATCAACTGCGGGCAATGCTCTACAACATGTATAAGAACGCCCCGAATCTGGCGGATGACATCGGGCAGGTTGCCTATAACCGCACGGCTGATGTGGCATTTACTAATGCCCTGAAAGATCCGCTCAGTCAGGGTGTGCAGCTGATGCGGCAGAACCCGATCGCCGGCTGGATCATTCCTTTCTGGAAGGTCCCGATCAACGGCATCGGCTGGGTGCTCAACCGGGACATCATGGTGGCGATGCCCAAGCAGCTGGTGATGGAGCTGCAGCAGGCTGGCTCACGTCGCAGCGGTAGCGCTGCGCAATACACCGTCGAACAGATGGCTGATGCCAGGGCACGCACGGTGGTGGCTGTTGCTCTTGCGGCCGGCACCCACATGCTGTGGGAGAGCGGCATTTTCACCGATGGCGGCCCGGCTGACCCCCGGCAGAGCGAGCGCTGGTCTCGCACCAACAGCCCCTACAGCTTCAGCCTGGCCAACACCATTGCTGGCGGCATCAAGGTGCGAGCCAATGGCATTGATGCCATCGATCTGATGGGCCTTCATGCCGACACCTTGCGTGCCTGGCACGAGGGCTACATCCAGGAGGGTGATGCTGCCAAGGCCGTGGAGAAGATCATCTACGCCTGGGGCAACCTGCTGAAGAACAAGGCTGCGCTCAAGAACATCACCAGCATCCTCAACGTGATGCAGGACCCTGAGCGCTACGACTTCGCTGACATCCTGGCTGACCAGATGGGCGGCATCCTGCCCGTCTCTGGTGCCATGGGCCACGTCGGCCGTGTGCTCGAGGACCCCAGTGAGCGCATGGTGAAGATGCGCTTCCCATCCAAGGAGGAGATGGCAGCCCTGGGCAAGGACCCGCTGTTCGGCGTGGTGCAGCCGGTGGTGGACATGGTGCAGAAAGCCTTTGCCCGTGCCACCTCGAGCTACCCCGGCTTCAGCGGCCTGCAGCCTCGGCAGCGGGACTGGCTGGGCAGTGAGATCCAGCGCCCCTTAGGGCTGCCGCTTGATCAGGCGATCCCGTTCATGCCGGTGATCAAGCCGCAGGACCCGCTGTACGACTGGCTGGATCGCCACGGCTTTGGCGCCAAGCCTCATCCCGAAGGCAATCTCACCGTGGTGCCAGGCGGCCCAGAGATCACGATGACCATGGACGAGGAAGACTTCTACCGGGAGACCATGCGGACCATTGAGGGCGGCATCCATCCTGAGCAGCTGGGCATGGGCACCAACCCTGTGATGGACATCTGGCCGATCGTGCAGGGCCGCAACCTGCAGGGTGCACTGCGGATGTTGATGCGGGATCCCAAATACGACTCCCTGCTGAACATCCCTGACGGGCAGATCAGCCCAAGCCTGCAAGCGCAGCCAGGTAGAACACTGAGTCAGCGCCAGAAAGGGCCAGGTGGTGAGCTCTACAGCCCGATTGATCAGGTGATCGACTACTACGACAAGCTGGCGCAGCTTGAGCTGGTGAAGTCCAGCCAGTTCACGGTCCGCGATCGCATCGTCGGCCTGGCACGGCAACAGCAGCAGAAGCTGCAGCAGTACGCGGAAGGCGCAAGCGCATTAGGCGTGGTTAGGCAATAGCAGTACCGATAGCCTGTTAAGTGCACAGGTGCACTGCAGCAGGCGGCGATGTCGACTCCCTACTCCTATCGCCAGTACGCGGGCAACGGCGCGACGACGACATTCTCTGTGCCGTTTCCGTACCTGCTGAAGGCTCACGTTCGTCTTTATCTGGGCTACGACATTCTTGACGGCACCTTTACCAGTCAGCTGGTGGATGGTGCCGGATTCACCTGGACCAGTGGCACGCAGGTGCAATGCACTGTGGCGCCGGCTTCCGGCCAGACGCTGACCGTCATTCGTCTGACGCCTAGCGACTCACGCCTGGTCGACTGGCAGGACGGCAGCAACCTGATCTCCGACGACCTGGACATCGCTGACCTGCAGAACCTGTACGTGGTGCAGGAACAGCAGGACCGCAACGATGCT